TTTTTTCGCGATCCTTCCCGCGGCCCGGTGTTTCATGCGGGGGAAGTTGGCGGGCGTTCGAGATAGTTGGCTGCGGCTCATGTGGTGGCCTCCCATTCTCGATTTGCCAGCGTCCAGGTTGCTTCGTGCGGGTCGTTGCGTGGTTCGCCGTTGTGGCTGATGACTTTGGCGAGGATCCGTTTCTGTCCGATGGCAGTGAGTTCGATGACTGTTTCGCCACGCCCCTCATTGCCCCGGATGCGCATGCCTACCGTCCAGCCGAGGGTGCGGCAGACGGTCGCAGGGTATGACCCCTTGGAGAGCTCCTTGGTTGAGGTGTTCACGCTGCTCCTATCTCGCTGATGGTGATGTCCATGCCGGGGACGTTCTCTGCCCAGACTTTGCGGATGTCCCAGTGACAGATCCGGGCGTCTGATGCGAGGATGCCGGCGGATTCGAGTGCGTCGCCTAGGGCTCTCTGCATCTTGTCGAGGTCCTTGGGGCCTGCTGGGTGGTCGCGGAATTTGGTGGTGCGGGGCTTGTGGATCCGGAACTCACCAGTGATCATCACGGCTGTGTCGATGGGTTCCCAGGCTGGTCCGGCTGCGAGTTTCGCGGCGGCTTTGATGGTGTTGCGCCAGGTTGGCAGGGTCTTATCGGACTCGACCATTTGCCGGGGTCCATAGGATTTCTTGGACCCTTGGGATGCGGGTTCGCCGTGAGCGACGATGCGCAGAGTTCTCATGCTGTCTCCTGATCGTGGTGCGGAAGTGTGGCTAGTTGTTCGAGGGTGTTGAGGCGGTGTTTCATGACCTTTTCGGCGGCTTCTCCGGTACCTGCTTCTCCGCCCCATGTTTCGACGCGAAGACCTTCGTAGACGGCACTTGTGTCCCCGTCATGCCGCCAGTACTCCGCCGCCAACTCAGCATCCGTAAACCTCTTGTCCTGTGCGGTGATGCATGCGGGTGCCCATGCGCCGCTGATGTAGTAGGTGTCTTCCATGTCGGGATGCTTGGGGTAGATCGTCAGCGCGCCGTCTAGAGCCTCGTGAGCCTCCTGAGCAACAATCTCCCCACCGGCACCTTCCGAGCCGCTCACGACGCAACCTGTGGCGGCTCGGCAAGGGTTAGTTCGTCCGGGCCGAACCAGAGATGCCACGGCGCGAGACCGGAGACGGCGTAAGGGTGGTCTGCCTCGGGGTCGATCTTCGCGATGGGGCCAACCTTGTCGAAGCAATTGCAGGTGGCGATGACGCGGACGTGGTCTTTGATTGCGAACTTCATGACCGGACCTCCAAGATGTTCTGCTTGCGGACTCGGTAATCTCCGAAGTCCCCGATGACGGTCACGGTGTCGCGGTTGACCCTGACGACGCGTTCCCATCCGTACATGGTTCGGATTGCCCTCGCGGCAGTGAGCTATTCCGGCGTGTACGGGACAGCCTTGGTCCGCTCGGTGTAGATGTCTGCCCGGACTTTCGCGGCCGCATCCTCATGGGCTTTCACTTCTGCTTTCGCCGCGTCAATGCTGCGTTCGGTCGCTGCAGCCCTGGCCCGGTATGCGGTTCTCGTATCGCGCTTCACGTTTCCTCCGTGCATGCGAAAGCCCCGGTCGTTGCCGGGGCTTGGGTGGGGTTGATTTGTTCGGCTCGCGGGTTGAGCCGTGCGGGTGCGGTCATGCTGCTTCCTTCCTGGCGAGAGCATGTGGGTTGGCGCCTTTATCCAGCGCCTTGGAGTAGTGGCCCCAGAATCCGAGTTCCGCGAGGCCTGTTGCGCCGTGCCGATTTTTGGCAACCAGCATTGATAGGTCGTCGCGGTTTTCGCCCATGATTTCCCGGTGCAGGAGGACCACAACGTCGGCGTCTTGTTCTACGGCCCCGGATTCGCGGAGGTCGGACAGCATCGGCATTTTGTCTTGGCGCTGTTCTGATGCCCGGTTGAGCTGCGAAAGCGCGATGACGGGCACCTGCATGTCCATGGCCATGATTTTGAGTTGTCGGGACATATCGGCAACGAACTCGTGACGGGGCCGCTTGTCTCCGATCGGCTGTGACATGAGCTGTAGGTAATCGACCACAACACCGGCGAGTGGTGCGCGTCGGTTCACGGAGCGGGCAAACCGTTTGATATCCGTGATGGTCACCCCTGAGCGGTCATCCACGAAGAGTGGCACGTGTTCCCAGGACGCTCTGCGGTCGCGGATCTTTACCCAGTCGCCGGGAGTAAGGTCCCGTTCGATAAGGCGGGCAACGTCGATGTTGAGGTCCCCGGACACTGCCCGGATCTGCACATCGTTGTTGGACATTTCGAGCGAGGAGAAAGCGACTGACCCGTGAGTGGTAAGTCCTTTTGCCAGGTTGAGGGCGATTACGGATTTGCCCACAGATGGCCGGGCGCCGACGACATACAACGCGCCCGGCCGTAGCCCGCCGATGATCTTGTTTAGTGCGTCCCATGGGGTTGGGTGGTGGTTGATTTCTTCGTCTAGGGACCCGAGCATGATGTCGATGGTTTCGCCGAAAGATTGCACTACCGACCCGGTGGCCCGTGAGGTCATGTCAACTTCCCGCCGTGCTGCTTCCACGATCTCGTCTACTTCGCCGGCGCCGGATGCAAGCTCCTGGATTTTCCGTCCCGCGGCGGTGAGCCTGCGCCGGGTCGCTGCCTGCGCAACGATTTCCGCGTAGTATGAGCCGCTGCTTGCTGAGATTACCGAGCCTGCGATTTGGTGCAGGTATGGCGCACCGCCTGCCAGCTTGACGTCACCAGCCTTGGTGAGGGCGTCAGTGATGGTTACGGCATCGACCGGGTTGCCGTTGCCGTGCTGATCGAGGATGGTGCGGTAGATGAGTTCGTGGGCCGGCTTGTAGAAGTCGCCCCCTTCCAGCAGGTCCGCTATCTCAGCGATAGCGTCCCGGCTCAACAGCATCGCCCCAAGCACCGATTGTTCGGCCGCTATGTCCTGCGCTAACTCTTGGTCGCTCATTTGTGGAAGTCCTTTGACCAGGGGCTAGCCATGGCTGGCTTGCCTGTTGATGGTTCGTCGTCCCACCGGCCGGCGTTGAGCCATGATGCTGGGTGGGGGATGAAGTCAGCGTCTTTCCCTACTGTCTCCGTTTTGAGTAGCTTCACCCCGGCAATGATCTTGTCTGGGGTGGTGAGCTTCAGCGATCTGGCATAGGCCTTGATGGCCGCTTGCTTGCCAACCTTGCGCGGGTACTGAGCCCAGAATGTGTCAAACTCCATCGACGGCGGAGCCGGTGATGATGAAGTCTTTTTAACTGTCTCTGTCTCTGTCTCTGTCTTAGCTAGGGAGTTGCTTACGTTCTGCTCTAGCACTTTGGTAGCAGGTGCTTCAGTTGTGCTTGCAGGTTGTTTGGCTTTAGCTAGGCCACCTTTGCGCCCAGCCTCCCGCTTGGCCTCTATATCCGCGGTTGTTGTCTGGTGTTCCGCGAAGTCGTGTATCTGATAGCCGCCCTCAACCTGGATCCATGACGGGCGCTCTGGATCGTTAGATGTCAGCTCAGCGACTGCCTCGACAGTCCATTTGCGGGCCACAATTCGGCCGTCGAGGAATCCATCGGTGAGTTGCCGGCGTGCGTAGAGGGTCGATTCGAACAGCGCCCGGAATGCGGAGTCAGAGAGAAGCATGATTTTGGCGTGTTCGTCCATGCCGATGTCGAACTTTGCGTAGAGGCGCCGGTCTTTGGTCACATCGTCACTTCCTTTCGTGGTCTCATGCGGCGGCGCGCTGCTTGCGATAATTGCGGGTGTATTCGGCCCTGGCTGATTTGCAGGGGAAGCAGGGGGCTACTTTGTCCCTGATGTGCTTTTGGTATCCGCTGTAGGTGCCGCACACTGGTTCGGCTTTTCGCGCATTGACCGGGGTGGCATTGAGCGCTTTGACCTGGCTAGTGAGCGCGGCGATAGTCTGCTTGAGCGATGCTCGTTCTGCTAGCAGGTCGGCTATGCGCGACTCGAGTAGTGGCATGGTCCGCGCTTTGGGGCGGTACTGATATCCGGCCATCATGTCCTCCTGTCTGCGTTGTGTGCGGCTTGCTGGCCTGTTGGATCCCGGTACGGTAGGCGCCCGGGTGGTTCCTCGACGGCGGCACCTAGCCATTCGGTGAGGGGTTTTGGGTGGCATGGGCATGTACGGGATTTACTGCAGCCCCACGGATTCCAGCAGCACCCGCGACGGCAGGGGGTCACTGTTCTTTTCCGAGGATGTGCCGGTCGATGTCGTTGACGTTGTAGCCGGACCAGTGGTGGTCGCCGTTCGGGCCGGAGACGTATACGACGGGCGCCTGTCCGTAGCCGAGGCCCTTGATGTAGGCGAGGGCCGTTTCGTCGGTAGTGACGTCTACCTCGGTGTATTCGACGCCTTCCTTCTTGAATTTCCGCTTGGTCGCGTCGCACTGGACGCAGCCTTTCGGTTTGCTGTAGAGGGTCACGGCGGATCCGTTGCGGGCTTCGATTCGGGACGCAAGTTCGGTGATGGTCATGGCAAGTCCTTTGGGGGTACAAGCGGCGCCTGACGTGTGTGCCAGGCGCCGCGGGGGTGGGTGGGGCGGCGAGGTCTAGAAGCGGCGACCGTAAGGCGGCCGGTTCAAGAGCTCGGCGTGGCGCGATTCCTCTTCGGCCATGAACTTCTTTGCCTTCTTCGACGCGATGATCATGATGATCCCGGCGAACAGGAAGTAGAGGGCGATGAGTCCACCGATGCAGGCGGCGATGGTGACGATAATCAGGATGGGATCCATGGTGTTTCTCCTTGATTTTGGGTATGAAAAAGCGCCTCGGTGAGCGCTTAGGTGGTGAGTATTCGTTGGATGTCTTGCCGGTATGGTTGGCCGTTTTCTGACCGGACTTTCCGGGAGTCGATGAGGCGTTGGATGAACTCTTGGGATACGTCGAGTTCGTTGCTTGCTTCGGCTTTGGTCATGGTGCTGTTTACGTGTCCCCGGTGTGCTGCCCTGTCTTTGCGCCCGCCCCAGCCTCCGATGTGGAAGAAGCCGCAGTCGGGGCATTTGTAGACGCTGACTTCGGCCATGTTGGCGCGGCGGACGTGTTGTTTCGCCGCGGCCCTGTTGTGGTAGCAGACCTTTTGCGTGGTTGGGCAGGCACCGCGGCGTACACGGTCACTCATGGCTAGAAGGGCGGGTCTGTGGGTGCCGGGTCATTGCCCCAGCCGCCGGACGATGCTTGCGGACTAGAACCCCAACCGCCTGCGTTCGAGTCAGGGGCGGGTTGACTAGAACCGCCATTCCCGCCGGATCGCTGGGTGCGGTTTACCTTGGCGTTCGCATATTTGAGGCTTGGCCCAATCTCGTCCACTTCGAACTCGATGACGGAGCGCTTTTCGCCGTCCTTTTCGTAAGACCTGGGCTTCAAACGGCCGCTTACGATCACGCGCATGCCCTTAGTCAGGGATTCGGCGACGTTTTCGGCGGCTTCACGCCAAACCGCGGACCGCAGAAACAGGGTCTCGCCGTCCTTCCATTCGTTCGATTGACGATCGAACGTGCGCGGGGTCGATGCGATGGTGAAGTTAGCCACCGCGGATCCCGATGGGGTGAACCTGAGTTCAGGATCGTTGGTCAAATTACCGATCACTGTGATAGTGGTTTCGCCTGCCATAGTTACTGCTCCTTTGCGACGGTTAGGGGTATTTCGGTGGGGCGTAACGCGGCTAGGACTCTCTCGTAATCCATGCTGCATTTGATGACGGCGATATGACCGGTTTCGCTTTCGGCGCGAGCCTTCTTGATTGCCGCCTCGTAGCCCTCGTAGTTGGCGTCGATGGTGTACTCATCCCATGCGTCTACGAGCCATGTCGCCTGGCATTCCTGGTCGGAGTCGAAAATCATAAAAACGTCCACTACTTTCCTTCCTTCGATGCGATGGGTGTGAGTGCGCCGATCCATTGGGCGGCGACTTCGGGGGTGAAGTGGACAAACGCGAGGGCACCCATGCGGAATTGGTGGGTATCGTCGCCCGAGTTGCCCGTGCTCTCTATGGCGCCGGCCGTGATGGACAGCCCGACAATGGGTTCAGTTCTCATGCTTGGGCCTTCTCTCGGATGTAGTCGAGGTCGGCGGTGGGTGCGCCGGCTGCTTGTGCGTCCATGTAGAGGGCGCGGAGGGTGTCCGTGTCGCCTGCTGCTTGGTCCGCGAGTGCCCGCCATGCCTTCTGTTCGCGGGCGGCTGGTGCGTCCGCTGGGAGGGGCTGGACGGTATAGGTTTCTCGTTTGCCGCGTGAGGTGGTCACCTTGAAGTTCATGACCTTGTCGATGTGCGACAGGTGAGAGATCCTGATGCCGCCGAGAACGTCCTTGCCAAACTTGACTGTTTGATCCCGGTACAGGGTGACGCGGCGACCCACCCAAACCTCCGACTCATCGCCCCATGCCTGCATGAGGACCCGGAGCATTCCGAGTGGTGGACGCCATGCCCGCGCTTCGCCTTCCAGGAAGATGTCGTACTTCTGTTCGGCGGCCCCATCCTTTGCCCCGGCGATGGTGAACGTCCGTGATCCGCCCAAAAAATCGTCGGCATTCCACTGGTCCGAGCGTGGTTCGGCGGTGATTTTCATAGCTTCAACTCCAGGTTGTTTTCGATGCCCAGCAGGTCTTCGGTCTGGTAGACGGCGTAGTTGGGCAGGCTGATTGGTTCGGCGGCGGGGTATCCGGGCCATGTGTTTGTTTCGAGGCATTCGCGGTATATGCGTTTTGCGCGGTCGTTGAGTGCGCGGCCGAGGTCGATGGCTTCCCAGTCGAGCTCTACGACGGACACAAGGTAGGGCGCGGTCTTCTCAACGAGGACGAAATGGAACGGCAGG